TTATTCTTGGGCCGTCATGTTCGGTTGAGGCGACGTTCAAGAGTGCGCCTACCACACCGGAAACCGGATCAGGGAGTAACGAATGAAGCTGGAAGATTTGATGGCCGACTTGACCGTGACGCACGCTCGTCGCGCCTACTGGAAGATCCCGACTGACCACGTTGAATTGCCGCCCGTCATTGAAGGAGGGCGCGGCCCGTGGAGCGTGCTGGTCGCTTTCGACGGCAAGCAAGTAATCCGCCGGAGCTTCCCGTTGCTGACAGACCCCAACGACGATTGGGAGCCTTACACACCGGAAACCGTGTCCGAGGTGCAGAAATGACAGACTTCGGGAAGCTCTACGCCGACGAAGCGCACAAGAAAAAGGTGCTGCTTGAGGTGCTGTCTGAGCGTGACGCCGAGATCGAGCGCCTACGCCGTGAAGTGGATCTGCGCATGGCCCAGCTTGACACCCACGTTCAGGCAAATATCCGGCTCGACCGCGAACTGGCCGAGGCGCGTGGGCTGCTGATACAGGCCGACCAGACGATCAGCGAATTGGCGGAGCAACAGGCCATGCCAGACCAGTTCTATATGCAGACGCTTGACCGCATTGACGCCTTTCTGACCACACCGGATCAACCGCCCGCTGCGCAAGAATGGGACGAGTCGAAATGCACCTGCGTGTACGCCACGGCAGAGAACACCGCGAGCGTCCGCAAAGGGTACGAGATGGGCGGCTACGTCAAAGAAACCTGCGCCTATTGCGCATCGTTCAAATCGTCCGATGACTAAGCCTAACGTAACTGCTTTCGTTTATGACAAGAAGGGGAACCTTCTTAGTGTAGGGAGGAATAGCTTTGTCAAAACCCACCCATTACAGGCGCGTGCAGCGAAAGCTGTTGGCCAAGAGAAGCGGGTCTTTCTACACGCCGAGGTTCATGCCTTGGTGCAGCTTAGGGACTGGTCCACGGCGCACACCATACGGGTTGTTCGCCTTGGTGCGAATGCAAGAGAGCTTCTAGCGAAGCCTTGCCCCGTATGTATGCACGTGATTAAGCAGACAGGAATCAAGAGGATCGAACACACATGAAATTTCTTGAGGCACTTGAAGTTATGTTCCTATGGGGTGCTTTACTCTGCGCCCTTCTTCTGCTTGTACTGGCATGGGTGGAGAGTGCTTGGTTCGGAGGTATAGCGACACTATTCGTTTGTATCGTAGGTGCGGCGTTCCTTGGGGACGTTCGCAGAGGGTGGAAGCCATGACAAAACGTAACATCATGGAAGTACCACCACACTACACTGGTGAGAAGATTGAGTGCATAGACGCTATACGCGCTGCGCTAACACCAGAGGAATTTAGGGGCTTCTGTAAGGGTAACGTACTCAAGTACATTTGGAGAGAGGGCAAGAAGGCGGGCGACGTTGATGTGGCTAAGGCAGGCGACTACGTTAACTTCATCCTAGAGGAATAGAATGACTGACTTATTGTTCAAGTTCAAGCACAACGTAGAGAACCCGGCCCCGCCGGGTTATCTTATTGTGGACTTGGAAACAACGTCTAACAAGGATGGTAACTTTAGGGCCATTGACGGGGCATCCCCATATCTCGTTGGCGTGCTTCACGATGCAACGGCTAGGGTCTTGTTGAATTGTGATTTTAACAGTATCATCGACACCAAGCCAAAGGTCATCGTAGGGTACAACATCAAGTTCGACCTTGAGCATATACGAAGGAAGGGGGGTATCCGTGTCGAGAAGGCGCAGATTGGAGATAACGAAGATCTACTTGACTACATTAAACGTAAGGCGGTTGTACTCGACACTCAGTTTATTACCTACCTTGCGTCTGGCCAGACTATGCTCTTCCCGACTCTTGAGCAGTCGTGCGAATATTGGAAAGTTCCAACAAGAAAGACGCTTAACCTCGTTGAAGAGTTAGAGAAGGTAGAGTATGACATCTCCAAGGTACCCGATCTAGTCGAGTATCTATTCAACGACTTGGAGATGACCTCGGCGCTGATTAACAAGATCCTCAAGGATCCTTGGGTTATCAGTAACTTTAGCTGGATCATCGCAATGCACGATGGGTTCATGGGAACCCACGAGATTGAGTTCAACGGGATGCACGTTGATCCCTCACGCCTAGCCGAGCTTACGCGAGAGGTCAAGGAAAAGTACGACAAGACTGAGGCAGAGCTTAAGGCTGCAACATTCCCTGAGTTTGAGCCTGCGTCCAATGACCACGTTGCGGCATACCTGTTCGGGGGCGACGTGGAAATTGAGACTCGGATTCCTAATGGAGTGTACGCTAGTGGAAAGAAACTTGGCCATCCGCGTTTCCGTATTGAAAGAAAAACTATTTCTTGTCCACAAGTTACGGCGCCGCTCCCCGCTTGGAGAAGCGCCAAGACGGGCAAGTTCTCGGTTAATGAGGAAGTACTGTTGGCAGTTGGCACGCCATTCACAGACAAGCTACTTGAGTTCCGCGAGTTGGCCAAGCTACGTGGCACTTATTTGGAGGGGCTCGGCAAACACCTGAGGATTAAAGATGGCTCGTACTACGTATTTCCGCAGATTAATACATGCGCCACTGCCACGGGGAGAACGTCATCCTCCAAACCTAATATGCAGAACAACCCCACGCATGACTCGGTTGGAGTGGCGTCAATTTATACGTCCCGTTTCCAAGAGTCCGGGGTACTATTGGAAGTGGACTTCAAGCAACTTGAAGTTCTTGCCTTGGCGGTACTGAGTAACGATAAGCAACTCAGGGCTGACATCATGGCAGGCCGAGACATCCACGCCGAGACAGGCAGGCCCGTGTTCGGGTCTGGTATGACCAAGGAGCAACGCCGTATCATCAAGACGATCAACTTCGGGCTGATCTACGGTGGTGGGGCCGCTACCCTAGCGGCACAGGCCAAGGTACCGAAGCACGTAGCGGCTAAGGCGATTGATAGCTTTTACCGCCGCTACCCCGGAGTGAGGGAATACTTTGACGAGTTCAAGAACATCGTGCAGTCGGAGCTTGACCTACACGGAGAATTTAACGGGTATCTTCCTAATGGCACAATGCAGAAAATTGTATCATTCCAAGCATCAACCGGACGGAGGTACAGTTTTAAAGACTACTACTCGGACAAGAGAAAGACGGTTGAGGTTTCTCATACGGAAACACGCAACTACCCCGTACAAGGGCTTGCGACGGGGGACCTTGTTCTGGTCGCTCTTGGAGAAGTATGGAGGAAGGTATTGGCTAAGTACCAAGACGATGTTAAACTAGTCGGCTTGGTACACGACTCTCTACGATTCGATTTAAAGCTTGACAAGCTAGATGAACTCGTGAGAGACTTGAAATGTACCCTAGAAGGTTCAGGCGAGGCTCTCAACCGCGTTTGCAAGAACGATGAGGTCTGGACGCTACCGATCAAGGTCAACTTCTCAAAGGGTACCGATTTCTTTAACATGAAGGAGTTTGAAGTTGATTAGTCGAGCAATTCAGATGTTAGCAATTGGTTTGGTTTTAGGCATGGCTTTCGTAGCCGTGATGTATAGTTTAGCTCTCGCACTACTAACCTTTGGAGGTATTAACTAGTATGAGCACTTATTCATTTGAGGTAGCATCAATCAATGTCCGTGACGTTACGACCAAGTTCGGTCCTAAAAAGGCGTATGATCTCATCGGAAGTGACGGGACGAAGTATGGCTTTGCTTTTACGGATCCGGCCCGTTCCGGCATCTCAGTGGGCACCGTGGTATCGGCTCAGGGTGAGGCAGGGAAGTACGGGATTACACTTGACCCTAAAACGGTCAGCCTCGGAGGAGTGGTAGATGCGTCCAAGTCTGCTCCTAAGGCGGCTCCCGCCGCGAGCTATGGCAAGGTGTTTCCACTTCCCAAGACGCATGGTGATACTGCTATCATTCGGCAGAATGCACTTACGAACGCGGTGGCTACTGTTGCAGACTTCATCGCCACGCAACCGACTGAGAAGTGGCCCGATCTAGACACTTGGACTGACATGGTGATTACCACCGCATACAAGTACGCTGAGTTCTCGTCGGGCCAGCGTGAGGTCAACGCCCTCAAGAAGCTGCACAGCGTCGGCATGGAAGCTGCCGAGATGCAGCGTGCCGTGGAAGAACACCTTGGCACCGACGAAGCAGCATAAGCCGTGGCCCCACGTCCGCAAGTCCTGCCTAGAGTGGCAGGGCTTGTTGGACAAGGATGGGTACGGACGGGTTAAGGTTAACAATACCGATAGCCGCGTGCATCGGGCGTTCTACGAGATATGGCACGGCGTGAAGTTGAAGACCGAGGAAGTTCTACTGCATGAATGTGACAACCCCAAATGCTTCTCGCCTCATCATCTCAAGATCGGCTCGCAAGCGGAAAATATCCGCGATATGGACGAGAAGGGCAGACGAGTATCAGCCAATACTTTTGTCACCCACTGTCCGTATGGGCACGAATACACGGAGTCTAATACTATCGTGTATAAGGATGGCAAGCGAAGGTGCAGAACTTGTATGAAACAAAGGAAGAAAGATGCCAAAGTTTGAGAACTTGAAGTACGACATTACCAAGATGCTCTCGGGCGACCATGCCCTAGAGAACTTGGAGTTGAAGAACGACACGGCCCATAGCATCGTACGCTTGGCGAAGAACATCGCCACGCATACGCTCGACATGGTGAACCACAAGCCAAACAAGGCTAAGGATCTTAGTAACCGTAGCATCCGCATGAGCGAGCTAGGCGAGCCGTGCATGAGGAAGCTCTTGTACAAGTGGTACTCACCGCACCTAAGCTCACAGCCGTACGCAGAGGATCCAGAGCCGTTCCTTCCCGTCAAGTTCACCTTCGGAGATTACATTGAGGAACTTACGCTCTTCCTCGCTTCCGAGTCCGGCCACAAGGTCTCGGATCGCCAGAAGGAGGTTGAGCTACGCCCAAGCGGTACAGAGTGGTACGCCGTTGGCCACATGGATGCCAAGATTGACGACTACGTTGTTGACGTTAAGAGCGCGGCGGATGGCTCTTTCTCTAAGTACAAACGAGAAGGACTCACGGAGGCTAATGACTCTTTCGGGTATCTTTGGCAGCTTGACGCTTACGCCGTTGCGGAAGGTACTTATAGGCGAGCCTTCATCTTTACTAACAAGCATGACGGGAACATCCACATCATTGACAGAGCCGGAGAACCAACGCTCCCGGTTTTGGAGAAGATCCGATCCATTGGTGAGTACGCTGATGCGTACTTGACAAAGGCCGAGCTACCTGACCGTATGCCGACTAAGGCTACCAAGTACGGTAATCAATTGGGAACCGTGTGTTCCTATTGCGCTTTCAAGTATGCGTGCTATGATGGCAATGTAAAGGCCGTGATCTCTTCGGGTAAGCCGATGTATTTCGTAGGCCCCTTGACAACCGAAGGAGAGACGTTTGCCAAAGACAAAAGCCAGATCAAAAAGCCCGAGGCGTACGCCTAGGCTAAAGAGCAAGTTTGAAAAGAGGTTCTATGAGGAGATTACGAGGCGCGGACTTGATATGCAATACGAGCAGGACAGCCTTAGGTATGTGTTGGAACTTGTATACAAACCGGACTGGAAGGTTCGCGATGGACTGTTTCTCGAAACAAAAGGAAAGTTCGACTATTCCGAGAGGCGTAAGATACTTGCAGTACGCGAGTGCAACCCCGATGCGGAGGTACGTATGGTCTTTATGCGAAACCAGAAACTCGGAAAGAACAGCAAGATGACTTATGGGGAATGGTGCGACAAGCACGGAATCAAGTGGAGCGTCTTCCCCAAACTACCACTAGAGGATATTAAGTGATGGCAACGACGATTACGACGGATACTACCGTTTCGACGGCAGGCGATGCTCTATGGACAGACAGCACGACACCTCCAGCGCCACCAAAGTATTTCACGCCACCGCAGTATTACATTGGTGTGGAACCTAGAGGTACCATTACCCTTAGGGCACAAGCACGGGTTAACAAGGGCACGCTGCAAGACAGGCAGCTTACCGAGGTAATGGCTACGGTCAAGCACAAGCTGCTCAAGCAACTGTTTGAGCAACTAGAGAAGTCTGGTGCAGTTAAGATCGTTAGTGTCCCGTCAGACAAGACGGGATCTATCACGTTCCATGCTAGCCTAGAACTGGTACAGAACGATGCGAAAGCCTAGGGCAAAGAAAGTATGCACCTCGTGTGGTATAGAGAAAGAGGCGGCTGCTTTTTATCTGTCAAAGGATGCCTATCTCAGCAGTAAATGCAGGCCGTGCCACAACAAAGAGTCCATCAAATGGATGAAGGCTAATCCTGAAAAGACTAAAGAGACGGCTAGGAAAGTTAAGTTAAAGAAGAAGTATGGTATCTCGGTAGAGGAGTACAACAAGATGCTTGAAGAACAGGAGGGCAGATGCTTTCTTTGTGAGAAAACGCACTCCCGCCGGATGCTTAATGTGGATCACTGCCACACATCGGGCAAGATCCGTAGATTGTTGTGCGATAGGTGCAACATGGCGATGGGGCTGATTAAAGATGACGCAGCGCTAGCTAACAAAATGGCGGGGTATATCAATGCATTCAGCTAAGAAAAGGCCACGTAAACTGGCCATTGACATTGAGACAGCGCCCCATACGGCGCATCTCTGGGGCCTCTTTAAGCAGACAGTATCTCTCTCACAGCTTCAAGAGACAGGCAGAGTTCTATGCCTTGCTTGGAAATGGGTGGGAGAGCCGGGTGGAGTAGAGTTTATCTCTGAGCTTGATGGCAGAGCAAAGATGCTTGACAAAGCCCACAAACTTCTTAGCGAGGCTGATATAGTTGTTAGCTATAATGGAAAAAAGTTTGATATACCCACTCTTAACAAGGAGTTCCTTGAGGCGGGATTCAGTCCCCCTGCACCTTACAAACAGGTTGATCTATATCAGACGGCGCGAAGGCAGTTCCGCTTTGCATCGAATAAGATGGATCACCTTGCGAAGACGCTCGGCCTACGGACTAAAGTTCGTCACTCCGGTCACGAGCTATGGGTACGGTGTATGGCGGGAGACAGTAAGGCATGGGCGAAGATGGAGAGATACAACAAGCGGGACGTAGTAATCCTTGACAAGCTGTATCACCGCATGTTACCTTGGATAGTGAGCCACCCAAATGTCGCGTTATTTCAAGATGCAGGGGAACATAGGATTTGCCCGAGTTGTGGTTCTACTAAACTACACAACAGAGGCATGGCTGTTACAAAGGCGTTTACCTATCAACGATATCAGTGTAACTCGTGTGGAACATGGGGACGTTCACGACTACGCGAGAAGGACGGCGCTACGCCTCCGAAGGTAGTAGGGCTATGAAAGGCTATGACACGGAGTTCCAAGCGTTTAGGCGTGATTGGCTCCACCGCTTCTCTAACATGGATCCGTATGATTTAGTATGCGAGCTAGATATTGATACGGACACCCTAATGGATGTCCTATGGTTTAAGATTGAACAACACATTGCAAAGGAGTATGATTACTATGAAGACGAAAACGAAGACGACGAAGATTGTTGATGTTGCCGAGCTTGTTGACGAGTTCAACAAGGAAGATAAGGACAGCGACGTTATCGTGACCAGTTACGTTAGCCGCCTGTTCCTTGAGCCGTGGAAGTTTGGTACCACTGCGAAGCACATGTCTACGAGCTATGTGTACTCGTCTGTGGGTGAGATCAAGAACAAGCCGCATTCATATGCGGATGGTTACATTGAGTTCGGCGGTGAGAGTAGCCACAGCACCACCATCTACTTCTCCGCGTACGAGCCAGAGGAGATTGAATCCACTCTAGACAAGGTTGACAACCTTGAGAGAGAGGTGATGGACTTCTGTGCCAAGATGCGAGAGGCACTTGAGGCATATAAGATCGTGGCTAAGGTTCATAAGGAGGGCAAGTGATGGCTACTAAGAAGACAAAGACATCCAACTCCCGTACCGTGTATATCTACTCGGGTTCACCCGATATAGACAATTCAATGCTCACCGACGAGCTATCTAATGACTGGTGCGAGAAGCTAGAAGATGCTAAGGAAGAGGCAAAGGAGTGTCTTGAAGAGGATGGGTGTGTCTAGTTGTACAAGGTGCAGCTAACAAAGGTACTTATAGGCAGTAAGCCAGAGGCAACTTGGGAGAAGGTTTAATACCGATGAACGTATATGAGCAATACATTGCGCTTTCGCGTTATGCAAGATATCGTGACGGAGAGGCAAGGCGTGAATCTTGGCACGAAACGGTCAATCGCTATGTTGAGTACTTCAAGGAGCGTAATCCGTCACTGGCTCTCCCGTGGAACGAATTGGAGAGCGCAATCGTACAGCGAGAAGTTATGCCTTCGATGCGATGCCTGATGACGGCAGGCCCAGCCCTAGACCGGGATAACGTAGCTGGTTACAATTGCTCGTACATTCCGATTGACTCGGTACGATCCTTTGACGAGGTTATGTACGTCCTCATGTGTGGTACTGGCGTGGGGTTTAGCGTCGAGCGCCAGTATATTAACAAGCTACCCGAGGTACCTGATGAGTTCCACGACACAGATACAGTCATTAGAGTTGCTGATTCCAAGATCGGTTGGGCAAGAGCAACCAGAGAACTCTTCGCCATGCTTTACGCTGGTCAAATCCCAAGATGGGACCTATCAGCCATCCGGCCAGCCGGAAGCCGCCTCGTCACATTTGGAGGCCGCGCAAGCGGGCCTGAGCCACTTGAAGACTTCTTCAGGTTCGCTTGTGATACCTTTAGACGTGCGAGTGGCCGAAGACTCAACTCGTTGGAGGGTCACGATCTCGTATGTAAGATTGCTGATATCGTCGTTTGTGGCGGGGTCCGACGTTCTGCACTGATCTCCCTGTCTAACCTAACTGATGAAAGGATGCGTCATGCCAAGTCCGGCGAGTGGTGGGTCAATGCAAGTCAACGAGCTTTGGCGAACAATTCCGTTGCGTACACGGAGACGCCTGATATTGGAGTGTTCATGCGAGAATGGGAGTCACTCTATGCGTCCAAGTCGGGCGAGAGAGGGATCTTTTCGCGGGTCGCTGCTGCGAAACAAGCTCAACGCTCTGGCAGGCGTGAGGTGGATGGCTGGGACTTTGGTACCAACCCATGCTCTGAGATTATACTTCGACCTAACCAGTTCTGCAACCTATCTGAAGTTGTGGTGCGCTCCGGTGACTCCAAGGGAGACTTGGGAGATAAGGTTAAGCTTGCCGCATACCTTGGTACCCTACAGTCCACGTTGATTGATTTCAGGTACCTCTCATCCAAGTGGAAGAAGAATACCGAAGAGGAGCGGCTGTTGGGCGTGAGCCTGACTGGTATCATGGATCACGGTACGCTTAACGTACCCAGTAACACTAGCGCCAAGTGGCTAGAGGAGATGAAAGGTGTTGCCGTCGAGACGAATGCTGGTCTGGCCAGTAGACTCGGAATCCCCGCGTCAACTGCTGTTACGTGTGTCAAGCCATCTGGCACGGTATCTCAGTTGGTCGGGTCTGCGAGCGGTATCCATCCGAGGTACGCCCGAAACTATATCCGGCGCGTACGTGCGGACGTTAAGGATCCGCTTGCTACGTGGATGAAGGAGAAAGGAGTACCCTGTGAAGTCGATTTCTACAATCCTAATAACTTGGTTTTCTCGTTCCCGATTCGATCACCAGACAAGGCGGTTACACGGCATGGCGTATCGGCGGTTGAACAACTCGCGCTTGTATCGCACTTCAACGCGCACTGGTGCGAGCACAAGGCTTCGGTTACTGTATATGTTAAGGAGGACGAATGGTTAGATGTGGGCGCGTGGGTCTATCGAAACTTCGATACCCTATCCGGCGTTTCTTTCTTGCCAACAGACTCGGGCAGTTACCGCCAAGCCCCGTACGAAGAGGTCTCGGAAGAAGCTATAACGGCCCTAGAGAAAGCTATGCCCTCTATAGACTTTGGAGACTATACCGAGACCGTGGATAATACGACATCAACACAAGAGCTATCCTGTAGCGCTGGCGTCTGCGAAATCTAAGGAGTTATGATGAGCTACGAACTAGACCCGACTATGGTTAACAATAACATTAACCTTACAAATGAAAAGATCCGCTTGGAGGCGGATCGTGATAAGTGGAAGAAGGCGTATACCGAACTAGAGACTAGGTTCAACGCCCTTCAAGAGATGCACTGGAAGCTGCAAGACAGACATATGGCG